TATTTTTGGTGTGTTTATTGTGTAATTGATGCCTCGCTTGAACTTCAAGGGTAGTTTGTATGTCTCTACAATTTTTTCCAATCTCTCCAGTCGCCTGTACACACTTTCATCAACAGGATTAACACTCACTGGTTGTTGTACAGGCACCGAGTGTGGTGGTACCTGTACTTGTGGTTGTGGTGTTACTACCTGTGGTCGAGGTGCAGGAACTTGAACAGGTGGAGTGCCCATTATTTGCTGATACGCTTGCTTTGGGTCAATTTTTCTAGCCTTCAGGCTGGAACTACCTCCAACATTTTGTTTATCTATCTCACTTAACGATCCAGCTAGATGTCCTAACAAACTTGCTACACCAACTTTAGCATCTCCAGATATAGGGCTCCCGGATTCGTGATTTCTAGTATCATACGGGTTAGGTCCTTTATCAGCTTGTGGTTCTGTATCATTCGATTCAGACATCATCCAGACCGGCTAACAGTTCTTGTACCTTATCATCCTCTAACTCTTCATCAGTTTCGGTAGACGTTGTAGTTTCTGTTTTTGTATCGAAGTTCATAGGCACATCTTCATCCAGTTCCGGATCCTTCTGCACCACGGTCTCAGACAATGTATCCTGTGAACCCGGTTCAATACAATGCAAGTGTTCATCAAGCATGGCTTTGAGCTCATCATAGGTTTTCACTCGGAACACATCATCAAGTTTGTAACATGCATCATATATCTCTTTAATTCTGTTGTCATCCAAGCCAGGGATTGCTGTCGGTACTAGAAATTTACTTGAAACATATGTAGGATAATCTCCCTGCTTCTCACATCTAACTCTGAATGTACAACCCTTGTCAGACAAATCAAAAATTCTCTCACCAAATTGATCTGCATCTTCTCCGGAGATACCTTCCATAATGATCTTGTGCAACTGTTTTCCAAATCTCAAGATTTTGACTGTATCGTTATTTTCTGGCTCATCCGGATCATTCACAACATACGCGTTGACCAACCAGTTCTCTCGACGATACACCGCTTCTGATTTCTTTTTATCTTCTGCAGTACCACCTCTATACACTTTCATTCTATATTCTGCAATCGGATCCCTATCGCCAAATGTCGTTGGACTCACGGCATTCACATATTGTCCGGTGGAGAAGCTAGTCCAGCCATGGCTATAGTAATGAAAAAATGTCTTGCTTGGATCCTCAATATTTGGTAGTAATCGTACTTCATATGAATTACCGGGCTTGGTTCTTAATATATCTGCAGCTTTGTTCGAACTGCCTTCGTTAGTTAGTGCATCTTTGATGCTTGCGAACATGGATTTTGTAAATGTACTCATTTGTTAATTTTGTTTATTTGTTTTATTATAGTGTCTTGTTTTGTTTTAGTCAACTTGTTTTTTGTATAGTGATTTTTTGAATTGTTCTTTGGTTAGTTTTGTAAATTTAGTTTTGTGTAATCTGTAGCAGTTAAACGCTTTCATCTGTGTATAAAACTTCAAGTCATATTGCACTTCAGTCTCCGGATACACACTGTATGGTGATTTGAACCATTCATCAATATTAATATTATCGTATCTCATGAACATCTTTGCAAGCTTTTTTATCGACATATAGTCAATTTGTTCTTCTGCATTTTCCCATGTCTTTCTCAACTTGAAAGGCTTACCTTGACTAGATCGCGTGACAGCTAACCATGTGTTATATATCGTTTTTTCGAAATCCGTCATCTCAACTCCAGCTGTTCATTTTCATTCAAAAAATTACGAATGTATTTTGATTTGTATAATGTTGGGTCATGGTCTAGAAAATATTTTAGCACCTCGTAATCTGTGTCAAGGTCACTCAACATCTTGAATGTGTCTCTCAGAGCTTTGTCTTTGAGTAACCACAAGAATATATTTGGTAGATTCATCTTTTTGTTTTTAATCACACACACAAACGAACAGAATGAAACAAACACCCTTATCGATTCTGATTCATACATTGTTGACACAGGGTCAACATTTGATATTGTGTCTTTTATGCTGCTGATCATTAACCTAACATTTTTGTTATCGACATGACCATATCTGTTATTTTACCACCAGCTGCGTATGGGTGACCTCCCCCTTCAGCTATTTTTTTCGCGAGAGCACCAAGATCCACATCGATGTCTCGTTTTTTTGTCTTGCGAAAGCTCACTCGTTTAGATTTCATGTTCAACACCATACATATATCACAATCATATTTGTTTAGTACATGATGTGCAACTTCATTCAAGCATGTATCTGCTGTGACTCCACAAATGTATTTTTTCTCACCGTTTATCGGCACTTGACCTTCATACACCTCTAGATTATCTAACACTCGCTTGACCCGTTTGTTGTTCAGGTGTATCATGTTGAGATGCTCTTGTCGGAAGCCAGTGAAGCCATTACCGAAGTCTCTAGCGAATTGTTGTGCCCGGTCACCAACATAATTCCATACTATGACGTTCATGTTGTATGAATCTCTCAGCTTCAATGTGTAACTATCATAATCATCAACCAACAAAATCAACATCTTTTGATTGTCATTCAGTTCAACATCTGGATACTTCTTTTTTAGTAAACTGTACAGCAATTTACAACAACTTGTGTACTCTTGTAGGATTGTGGTGGCTTTTTTATAGTTGTCTTTGTTTTTTACATGTGTTTCATGATGGTCTATAATTGTGAAATTTTCGTGATCCACGAGATCCATATTGCTCTGTGATACATCCAGATCAAAAATGTATATCTTGTCGTAGTCACGTGGATTGTTTTTTTTCAGCCATCTTGTGAATGTGTTTCTAAAGTTAGATTGTGAGCATATTTCATGCTCAACATCTTTAAATCTCGTGTACCAGTTGAACACGTGAAATGATCCCAATCCATCAAGATCACAATCTGTAAAAATAGCTATTTTTTTCATACAATTGTTAAAGAATATTTAACATGTATACATTAAATATCAACTCCCTAACAAGTCTAACGAACTGAGTGTATCTGTCATGTCAATATTCTGCAATTGTTCAGACCCTTCTTTCAACGTCAACGTGTCGTAGTTAATTTCCATTATCACACTACCATGGTTTTCACCAAACCGGTTTTTCATCACACCTAGCTTGAGCACACCCAAATCTATATCTTCTTCTTCTCGCCATATGCTGAAAATTGCATCGGCAGTAGCAGCTAAACCGTAACTCTCACCCACTGTATCCAATCCAGGGTTTATCTCATTATATCCTTGTCTATTCAACTGTGTTGCTGTGATCACCGGGCAGCTGAAAACATAACTCAACGCACGTAGCTCTTCTGTAGCATACTTTATACGCTCATAAGAGTTTGTACCGGTATCACTTCTCAGTAGATTCACATAATCTAAAACTATTGCATCTATCTCCACTCCACGGTCAACTAATTTTTTGATGTAACCCTTTAAATGTTTACATGTAATTGTACTAGGAGGAAACTCTTTAACAATAATTCTACTCTTCTTGTTTTTATTTTTATATTGCGATACACTATCCTCTATATCATCTGTTCGGTGATTCAAGTCTCTTATGGGTATTTGTGTCAAGTTGGTTGTTATTCTTTTAGCATACACAAGCTCACTCATCTCCAAACTAACAAGCAGCACACTCTTGCCGGTTTCTGCAATGTTCTTGGCAATGTTACCTAAAAATATACTTTTACCGATGTTTGTCTCGCCAGCAAACACATATATTGCGCGACCCTCCTCAAGAAAACCACCATCTAATTTCTTATCTAACCACTCCCAACCGGATGATATTGTACTATCAATGGTCTTCAAATCGTTTATGTGTTTGTCTATATCATCAAAATAATCCAATCCTAGATCCGTTGAAAGTGTTATGCCACACGCCTTTTCAAATTTATTCAATATACTGCTTGTGTCTATATCTGCATTTGATGTTTGCTCTGCGACTTCAAGCAATGTGCTGTATACTGCCCGTTCTTTTAGAAATCTTTCAGTGTTCTCATACAATTCTTCTTTATTGAATTTCTTATCAAAATTCTCGAACAGTTTGATCACATTTCTATAATTTTTCTTGAGCGTTTCATCAATCAAGTATCCTTTTATCTCTGTTAACGTCGGAGGAGTGCTGCGTTTGTTATAGAAGTCGATTACAATTCGCACTATTGCAGAAATGTCTTTGTTGTTGAAGTATTTTTCGTCTAAATGATCAATTATGTTTGCTAGATAGGATTCATCTAACAACATGTTATAAGCCATTACCGACTCATAATAATCTGCATCCAATGTACTAGTTGTACTCACTTAAGAATTGATTCTGTGATTGTTGATACACTTTATCATTAACGTCGAACAAACCCGGGCTAGCGTGATTGACATATATTGGATATGTACCCATTTTCATTTTCTTTTTGTTTGCATCCAAGCATGCGGCCATGTCATAATGATGAAAAGTATAATTAGTGTTAAACTTCCACTTCACTTCCAGTACCTTTCTGAGATTTACTGCCATGAACAATCCATCCAACACCAAACATCTCTCAGGCCAAGGACCAAAGCATGTTGTTGCTGTCTTGGAACTGTCATTGACTGGGTGACTCACAGAACCAGAGGTGGTACCTTTGTGTGCCATCAAATGCCACAAGCATGGTTCCTTGATAGTTATATTTTTAGCACCGGCCAATCCAGTTATGTCATAACCTAAACCCTGCATGGCTGTATACAATTTACCTTGTAGCTTCAAATCATCAATATATACATCATCATGTACAAACAACACAATATCGTGATTAACGAGGTTGTCTGATGTGATGTATCTATTGTATATCTCCGGCAACCCTTTAGTGTTGTTTGCAGCAACTATTAGCTTGACGTCATCCTTCATTTGACTCAACGATTTGTACAACAATGTGTTTTTAGCCTCACCTTTTGTACAGCTTACAATTAATATCTTCTTCATATTCATAGAAAAAATGGACTATTGGTCTCGAATTCTCCACACTCTGCTAGACCTTCCCCTGTAACACAATACACAACACCTTCTTTCAATTCTGTATTCGATACACCTGGGGCTCGCGTGGAGCTAAAATTGCCTTTTATTATGTCACCATACAGTGTACTGCCACTACGCACCAGATATGTATCACCAGTGAGTTTACTATGTATCCAACAACCGAATGTACCTTTCAGCATGTTGCATACTGTTTCAATTGCCGTAAGTTCCATGGTCTTACCAGGCTCTTCCTCACCAAACTCATACATGAACGACAACAGTATGGGTATGATTGAACTATCCACTGGATTGTCATGCGGACCGATAAATTCTTCAATCAACTCTTGTGTGTTTTCCAACACGCCATTGTGTGCAACATGAAAATGCATGCTGTTAAATGGGTGTGTGGTATACGGGCTATACTTGCGTTGTTCGCCAGTTGGTGCTTGAGTGTGACCCAGGAACATACTGTAATTATCTGTAAATGCATAATCACCGGTTATGTCTTCTAGTCTCTTTCGCTTTCTTATATACAACTCTTTCCTGTAACCAGGATTCACTGTAGTCTTGACATACAAACTACCATACGCAAAATTACCACGCACCTTGTTAACGTTGTAAAGCTTTTCATAATCACTAAAGTTCGAACTACCAAATATACCGCACATAAATTATTTTTGTACCGTAATTATAAGACATTTGTAGAAAGAGTTCAACTTTAATCATTCACAATTTCAACACAACCATACTTTTCCCATGGAATGTCTCTCTTGTATGGTACTGGATCGATATAACCAGCATCGATGAAACCTTGTATTCTAGAACTGCAGGCTGTACACTCACCACATGCTTGATCCTGACCCTCATAACATGTCCAAGTTTTAGAGAAGTCCACTCCACAGTCTACTCCCAATTCTATTATGCTCTTTTTGCTCTTGGTTATCAGTGGCGCTACTATCTCAACAACATTGCGCCTGTTCAAAGCATTGACTTTGTTTATAGCTGTAAGAAACTCTTGAGAACCATCCCAAAAACCAGCTTGACTATCCACAAGAGCTGAACCATGATACACTTTTGTAGCATCAATCGATTCAGCATAAGCAGTACATATAGATAACATCATCATGTTCCGGTTTGGAACATAATTGACTGTCTGCGGATCTCCTAGTACATCTCTAGCTTTAGCAACATCAATATCATCGTTAACCAGGGAACTGGTTGTTACTATGTCTTTGAAGAAGGTGAGATCTATTTGCTTGTGTGTATCAGCCAGTAAATCACAACTTGTCAATGCACATGACATCTCTTTTCCATAGTGCTTCTGACCATAGTTGTAACTCACTGCATGCACTTCATGTCCTTGCGACTTGACCCAATACAGTATCACGGTGGAATCAATACCACCACTAACCGGAACAACAACTCTACTCATGATCAATCAACACTGTAACTATATTGCTTCTTAAGCTTGTCTTCTAGTTTTGGTAATATGTATTCTTCCCACAATTTTTCGTCATTCTTCCAGTTTTTATAATAGCCGATTTTTTTACCAGGTACTCCTTCCTTTTCTTCTGGCAATGCGAAAGTACTCCCAGTTTGTATAATCACACCATGATTTACAGCCATTTCTTTCAATCCGCTATATTTGTCTAGACCTCTTTTGAAGTTCAAATATGCTTCACACTCTAAAAATGGTGGTACGAATCGATTCTTAACTGTTAGTGCTCTGAGCGTTGTACCACTAACTTTGTTAGCTTCTGGTAACAGCTCATCACTATCACCTCTGCTAGCGTCATGCTTTTCATCACGTTTAGCTAACTGCACCAACACACTAGCTAAATATACCGGGCCTTTTCC